TCCGACTTTGAACGAGGAATGATCCCTTATCATGCGACAGAATTTCGATGCCGCGCTCTCGTTCATCAGTCATTCGCTTGTGGACTGTTCAAGGATTCGGCCCTGCTTGCCCCGAAGCCTAGTTGTTCGGGGGTGTAAGCCGTGATAGGCATGGAGGAGATATAGCCCTGTTTATCACCATTGATGAAAAGTGTGGTCGCAATTCCCTGACGATGCTGCTCTGGAAGGTTTAGTTCCACCGCAATGTCGTTGGCCTTCTTGACGCATAGACGCATCAGATTTGCCGCCTGACAGAGGAATTGCTTGGCGTCCTTATCTGGATGGGCTGGAGCCGTCACAACCTTTTCTACGGGCTTCTGGGCCACTTGGGACATGTTGGGCTGCGTTTTTAGACCCTCTGTTGGTTTGGTGGCTGATGGCAAGCTAGAAGCGGGAACCCCAGCAGGCTGGATTTCCATGGAATCGGTCTTCTGCTTAGAATTACCAGAGGCAATCAGCACTACGGACTTGCCCACATACTGCTGGAACTTGGAGGCAATGTCTTTGTTTTCAGTGAAATACACATGGACTACGCCGTCCACGATCAATTCGATAACGCATAGTGAATTGTTTTTCCTCCAAACTGGTGGGCTTTTTATTGTAACCAATTTGGGGCCATTTTTTGCCAAACTGTAGTGATTTAATGTCGGTTTTTTGGGATACTGTTGGTTGGTCATATTGTTTGAATATTGTAAGACTCAAAACGATTTGACGCAAAAAGCAAGCATTCGTTCAAACATTTTCCCATTTATCGCTTTTTCTTAAATTTTCTTCTGGTGAAAGGGGCTGCAAATTTGTCCAGTGACAGGCTGCTTTTAGCTGTTCTGGATCAGTAAGGTCAAAAGACGCGAGTGGGCGGATGTGGTCAATATGAAAGCTGTGCGGCCTGTCCCAAGACATGCCTTCGCGAAATTGTTTTTCAATATGATCTTTTAAAAACGAAAAAGAACAACCCAGCAAATCCTCTGTTCTTCTGCGAAACCCAGTTGCATGTTTCTTAATTATTCTTCTTGTGCTGCATCTTATTCTACAAGTGATAGCAAATTGAGGACTTTTTATCCTTTTATCTTTTATGTATTTGCATACACGTTTTTTTATTTCTGGTTTTTTGTAACGTTCGGATTGCATCTTTAAAAGACGCTTCCTATTTTTTTGATACCAATTGGAAACCCTATGCTTTCTTTTTTCAAACTTTTCCTTAGTCATCCAAGCCTCATAAACATATGGCGTTCCGTCCTTCAAACGCCTATTTTGATACTCCCTGAAGACCATTCCGTCTTCTCTAACATCCCCCATTTTATACTTTTTTGCGCTCATTTTTTAGGAAAAGCGGGGCCGAGTTTTTGGCCCGACCCCGCCCCACACACATGAAAACAGGAAGACGAATGTCCTCCGCTGCTAATCTAGCATAGGGATCAATCAATGCAAGAGGAAAATCATCTTGCCGCCACCTTCTTTTTAGAGTAAGTTTTCGGAATTCTATGGCCGAATACCCTCCTTTAAACCGCTCCTATGTTGTCAGTTATGCGGCGAATGATAAAGATTATCCCGTAATAGGGATTAAATTCGATCCTCGCGTTGCTGGCTACCGAGTTCCAGAAGATCTTAGCCCGCATCCAGACTCAAAGCGTTATCCCAACCACATTTTCACGGGAGCGCAACCAGCCAATAGCGATGAACGGGTCACCCATATTTATGAAATTTTGCCCGCCCCTTGGGTTCCGTTTACTCGCTATGATGACGATCTTGGCCCGATTCAGGGAAGACGGAGATCAGTTAAAAACGAAGGTCAACAGGCCAGCCTTGCCTCCGACAAGCGTGTTAACTACGAAGCTCGCGAAGGATCGGCCATTGTTTATACAGAACTGGAAGAAACTTGGTCGATTAAAACTGATGAAGACGGAAACTCTCTTTTCCCTGTAAAAGATCGGGATTTTTATGATGCGTCTCGCGGGGCTGTACAAGAACGCCGTCAACTCATTGTTCCTACTGGAGAAGAGTTTGGAAGTCTTGAAAATATTAATGGAGTTATCACGCAGACATCTTACGAGCCATACAATGAATTTCTTTCGGTTAAGATCGTACAGACATATAGGGTGGTTGGCCCCCAATTAGTCGGAAAAACCACAGACAATGATGGCCAATTTGTAACGGTTACAACCCAGCGCAAGGGGGCGCTTAATTATACACCGCCAACCCCCACAGCAACAAGAACTGTAGAGGTTTCGCGTGAAGATGCCGAATCTTTGATTGAGCGAATTGTTGATACCCCAGAAATTTTTACGGCTAAAACATTTTCCGTCGAGCGTCCCGATCCGATTCCACAGAAATTTCGCACAGCCATTCCAATAACATCCAACCAAGAGATTGTTAGGGGGGATGCGGAAATTCCAACACTTCTTCCAAACGAGATTTCGCGTTCTGAAGAACAGCAGAACAAGTTTGTAAAACGAACAACCGTCAACTCGCGAGACCAGACGCAACTGCCAAAGACATTAATTCAAAAAGATACAAACAATGATGGGCAAACGGTGGTAATTACCGAAACGCTACAACTTGGAGACACGAACGAGATTCCTTCAGCCACAAAAACAGTGCAAAGCGAGGCATTAGGTGATGGCAATTTCATTGTTCGCAAGACAGAAGTTCCGAAAGTTTTTGAAGGCAAGTCGTTTACCATTGAAAAGCCAGATAATGTTCCGCCAAATTTTAGGGCAAAGAATCCAACAAAAACAACAGAACTAACACTTGCTGGTATCGCAACTGAGCCTGAGCTTATTTCAGATTCTGAAATATCCAAAAGCGAACAGCAGATAAATGAATTCCTCAAAAGGACAAGAACAACCTCAAGATCGTTTACAAAAGAAACGCTAACTGGCGCGTTATACACATCTGAACTTGGCGGAGGAATTGCAGATGTTACGGAAATATATCCGTTTGACGAAGAAGTTCCGAGCGATCCAGAATTTGGATTAATAAGTGATAGTATCGAAAATTTGGGAGACGGAACGCGCCTGAGAAGGAAGGTAAGGCTCCCAAGAAATGATTATATTTCTGGAGAAAATAGTGATTTCTGGACTGATGGTGGAGTTACTTATAGCGGGGCATCATTGCCCATTTTAAGCGGTCAGGACTATGACGAAGAACTCGATATTGTTATTCCATACAAACAGGTTGTTGCAAAACCAACAAACCAAGCATTGTCACAGGGTAAAAGAAGGCGCGTAACACCAAGAGATGTGGCCCATTCTGTTGTTCAAAAATACAACATAGAAGATATTCAAGATTCGCTTGATGAATATTATTGGGAAATACCCGACATGATAGGGATAAGCCTTCCAAACAAATTAAAATCTGTTGAACTTCTTTCTGATTTTTCTACAGGAACTTCAGAAAGCAATTCGGCTGGAAACACATACTCAACATCTTACTCAAACAGAAGTTCCGTTGGAGGAACAATATCCTATGATATTGAGGAGGGGTTCCAAGGAAACATACCCACAATAAGGGCAATATTCTTTTTGCCGAAAGAAAACTCTTCTCCTGACGCCGTTTTGTCAAAGGTTCAAGCAAAAAGAAACGATAGCACAATTAAGTTTTGGCCAAATGTCAGACCTAAGTCTTATCAAATAGCTATCGTTTCCTCCAGTCAATTTGAAGAAATATCGGAATCTGCATCTTATGATTCTAATTCAGAATCAAAATCAATAGGGGCATCGGTTTCAACATCGATAGCAACAATACCGCCAACCATTCACGATGACATTTTTATCCAGAGTTCTGGAGACAGTCCCGTCCCCATTTCGGGGAACGAGGCTGGAAGAATAAGCATTTCTCCGAGAAATCTTACAGCCACAAGTTATTCACAATTCCCAACTGGACTTTTTATTTACCAAATAAATTCCACGCCATATAAGTTTAGTTATACAAGAATAGATGCGCTTCTTGTAAGCATCACAAATGAATACGTCTAACACATCCAGTCCTTGGGTTCCCTATTCAATCCCCCCATGCCCTGTTGTACAGGACGAAATTTACGGACTGTCTTTTACAGATGAAGCAACACCCACTAAAAATCCAAGTCAGTTTCTTGAGTGGAAAAAACTGCTGCCCAAGGGTAAGGACAATGACATTTTAATATGGGAAGAAGATGAGTGGGTACCATTTTCTCCTTCGGGGTCTGAAGAAGAGCCAAATTTTTTAAAATATGATGGATCGGAACTTTCTTGGGGGCCAGCCGAACTCCCAGAAGGAGAAAATCTTGGGGATCTTCTTTATTGGAATCCCGCAGCAGGAGATGAGGGTGAGTGGGATATTCTTTCAGCCCCAACAAATAACGGGGCCATTATTTATTGGGTGAATGGAAGTGGTTGGAATTTTATTAATCCACCTTCTGGAGGAACAGAACCCTATGAACGATTTTTATACTGGAATACAAGTTCTGATTCTTGGCAATTTGCAGAGGTTAAAGAGTTTGATATTTGCGAAAACGGACAACCTAAAACTTACAAAATACCAGCCATTCCAGTTCCTTAATAGTTTATGGCGAGCGTACGAAATTTTGGTTTGTTTCCTTGGTGTTACGATCCAGAAGCAGTGGATATTCCAAATTATATTAATTTTAAAGGAACTCAAATTACTGAGTTGGCGGTTCCAATGTGGTGGAGGGTGAAAAAATGGTCTATGGATGTTACTGTCAATTACGGAGGTTCGCCTCCCAATATAGCCACAGGCAATTTTATAATGGATGTATCGGAATCACTTTCAGGATCACCTCAAACAGAAGCTGATCTTTTGTGCTTGGGTAGCAGCCATACATGGACTTTTGCCCCAGACAGCACAGGTAATTCTCCTTTTTTTCAAAATAATCTAGATGTCGATATTGGGCCGATTCTTTATTGGTATTTTGAAAGCGATGGAGCCACCAGCAATTTGATTATTAATCCAATTGATATTTCGGGACAATCTGTTTCTGGCGAGTTAAAAATATTGTTTTTAAACAAACAATTTACCACGGATATTTATTCAGCAGATGACGCACCAGTAAGTGTTGACTCCACAATAACAGCTATCGAATATTGGCCCTACGACCCGCAAGACGGCGGAGGCCCGATCTATAATAGTTCTACTGGAGCGCAGATTAGGCCGTTTCCCAATTAAACTTTTGGCCTGACAAACTTAATATCTCTGGTTTTGCCAGCGTAAAACACCTTCTTCTTAACGGTCTCAAACTTTCCCTCGCGAACCATATTGTAGATTCGCGGACTTGAAAGACCCGTCTTTTGTGTGACCTGATCAATTGTTCTCCATCCATCGGCGTTCATCGCCTCGATGGTGGTCTTTTCGTTGTGGGTATCGAACGACTCCCAGACACTATCCCATGACGGGACTACAATTTTATCATTGGAGCTTTTTGCTCCTCTAGTTTTGCTATAATGGGTTGCCATGTGTATGTTCCTTTGTTGACTGTAAAAATCAAGAATCCGAAGTCTACGATACCTGTGCATCGTCTAGCCCCGAAACGACTGCCAAACCCCTGAAGGGCTGGTGTAGTGATGGCCAGCCAGTCTGGGCCTCCCGCAAAGTTGTGGTAGTGGACATGAGAGCGGATAAAGACATCCCCCTTGGGCTGTAGCTCCTTTTCAGACCATATGAGATTCCAGAGGCGATCTCTGGCCACTCCTGAGTGCCGACCATGAGGAATGCCGCTGGAGCCCGCTGGGTGGTGTTTAAGGTCAAATACAACCCCTTCTACGTCCACCCACTCATGTTCTCCGATAGCGGCGTCTACACGCTCTGCAATAATGTTTTCCCAGTCTTCTGAATCTCCCGTGTGGTAGGGGGTTCCTCTGGTGATAACAATCTTGCAGTTTTTGGTTTTCGGGATTTCGCGGATAATCTTAACCGCCATATCACACTGCTCTTCCATATCGGTAGTGATCTGTTCGGTTCCGCCCGACTTCTTGCCTGTTCCATCCACAAGATCTCCATTGATAAAGATGATATCGTAGGGGCCATTTTTACGGATGTTCTGGCTATACCAGTTGTAGTAAGCTTTGTTGGCGTTAACCCAACGTGACCGCTCTTCGACTGGCTCTTCTGGTAGGTAGCCTTTCGGGGTTAACCCTACTTTGTGACCACAGTGAAAGTCCGATAGGACTGCTATTTTTTTGCTCATAGAGAGGTTGCTTGGTTGCAAAGATCTAAACACCGCGCATAGCCGCAGATATCAGCCACGCTGTCACGATGACGAGGTGAATTAGTGAGTCTGGAAAGTTTAACCGCAATCATGCACATGGCGATTTGTTGCGGGGTCACATTGACTCCAAGGATAGCTCCCCACATCTTGGCTTGCTTGGTAAAGTCTTCAATGGGGCTTCCGTAGTCGGTTTGGCGATCATAGGAAGTAAGGCGCTTGGCAATGTCGCACACATCTTCTTTGTCCAACCTAACCATAGATGGGTAGAGACGCAAGGGTTTTTCCAGCCATTGGGCTACGGCGACTTCCGCTCTGGCTCCTTTGGACTTCTCCCACTTGGGAAGAAGAACCAACTCGTCGCATTCAAAAACCGCATCAATATCCCTTCTGGCACAGTCCTCAATGAAATTGCTGTCCATTTGAGAGTTGTGTGGATCTAGTCCTAGCTCTTGATCCATCCTTGCTGGATTGATCACTTTATGCCCTGCTTTCAGTAGGGTTTCTTCGGCCTCAAAGAATGCAGGATGATTAAGGTTGGGATGTGAGCGCATCGGCCCACAGATGTATACTGTAGTCATGTGTTGTGTTGGTGTGGTTGTTAGGAGTCTTTGATGATCTTCTTCAGATCCCCGTCATCTAAATCGTCATCCCCCTCGTCCTCTTCTTGCCCGTAGAGGATGTCATGGATATTGGATACAATGCCTTCGATGGCGTAATCATTACCGAACTTGAGGAAAGCGTTTTTGGTTTCGGCCCCGTCCTGAAAAGTAGCAACGACAAAGCCTGAATCAAAGTATTCAACAAGATCCTTGGCCAATTTGTCCAAGACCTCTTGCAGTCTTTTGTCATGGGAAGCCATGAGTTTAGTCGATTTGTTCGCGGCAGTTCTTGCATGTCTTGATTACTCCGACATGGTGAACTTGGATTCGTTCAATATTTTCTGAGCCGCAATAGGGGCAAGTTTTGTTTTCGGGCTTGCGGTAGGTCTTTTTCTTTCGGGGACTGGGCTGCTCTTTCATTTGACTTTCGACTGATTGATCCTGATGTAACACCTTGCCAAAGAATGGTTTCTGCTCTTGAGCCAAACGCCGTCACCTGAATCACTGTCTCTGGTTCCGCGCTGGTTTGTATTACCCTCAACACAGTCAAACATTGTTTTGCTTGTAGCCACCACAATCCCCGTATGAGAGAAGTCAAAGACCGCAATGTCCCCGACCTTGGGAGCCTTGGTATTGTAGATGACTTGGGTGGTATTCGGGCGCTTCTTAGCCCATTCAATCAGTCCGAAAGCGGCGGCAGTCCTTGGACGCCACTTGCTGGGGGTCATAGTCTTTAGGCCAAGCCAAGAAACAACTTCCTTGTCATTGAGCCACTGAGCCACGCACCAATCAACAAACGCAGCACACCATGGCCAAGCTGCTGGTGCTAAGTTAGTTGCAGCTTGATACTCGCGGATTTTCTTGCCGCGATTATTCCCGCCAATTTCTTTAACTCCGACTTGCGAAAGCGCAATGTCTGCAAGTTTCTTTACCATTTGCACTGCCTCTTGCCGATATCCCAATTCCTAGAAATCCGCTCTACCTCCGATTCGGTAGGACTTGGCAATTTTTCCATCATAGCCCCGCTTGATTTGGATGCCAATTTTGAGGGAACTGAATAGACGGACAAGGAAACTTCTGCGATCTTCTTTAGGGGGGCTTGGGACGAGTATTGCTTTGAGGGTTTCATAAGATAATCTCATTTCTTTTTACGGCGAACGGGCTTCTTGATAGCGATAGCCCTGCGAACTTCGGTATAGGTAATCGGCCCAGCCACACCATCCTCATCAGTATGAACCAAGGCTTGGATCTTCTTGACGCCCCTGACATTCACTTCGTTGGTAACGTAGTTAACGATAGAAATAAGCAGAGCCACAATGAAGCCAGTAAGACTGACCTGATCAACGGACTCTGCCAACTTGGGATCAACCATGGCGAGGCGGGACACGATGGCGGCAACCACCATGGCAATGAGGGGGGTAATGACTCCGCCCATCTTGCTAACTAGAAATGCGAGGATTTTATCTTTCATTTGATTATTGCTCCAGCTTGTAGCGTTGAACCGCCGATTCAACAGTAAAACGAATCAGGGACTCCGAAGCACTGACGCCCTGCTTTTTAGCAGCAGTGGTAAGTTTTTTGACTGCGGCTTCGCGCTTTTCGGCTCCAGTTTTATCGGTGGAGGCCAGCGATTGGACGATCTCCAAGGCAATCGGGAGAAGGACTGCTACCGAAGAGGAAGCAATTTCCCGAAGGACAGGAAGGAAGAAGTTAAAGACATTTGAGGTAATACCCCAGATTTTGGCAAAGAATGATTTCATAGATTTAAAGCTAGACTAGAATCCCTTGGATTTCAAGTAATCTTCGATTCTTTTTGTGCGCTCATCAATGCGGGCTA